TGATGTTGATGTTGCTGTTCCTGCGTAGATGATGTTTGTAGAACCTGCGCCTGTGAGCACAGCTGCTACTACAGCATCAATAGAATCTGCAGCGTTGTAAGCGATGATGTCAGCAAGAGCTGTGTCAACATCGTTGAAAGAAGTCATATTGAGCTTCTTTGTTGTTGTTACGGCTGAGCCGTATTCGTTAAGTGTTACTGTAATCTGGTTTGGATTACCAAGCGCAATAGAAGATACATCTGAAGATTCTGTCAAAGTCGTTGTCGCTTGAGCGAGGTCTGAGTAGATTGAGAATACAACTGATGAACCTGGCATTGCTTGCTGTACTGGCTTAACATCTGCAAGAGCACGCATTACTGGAATGCTACGAAGTGCCATACGGACGTACTGATCGTACGCTGTTTGGACTAGATTGCTGATTGCGGATGTGCCGGTAAGCGTACCTGTAGGAATTGCCATAGGTTATGCCTTTCGGTTAGTTGGTTAGAGTCCAGACTGTCTAATAATGTCGTCCAGTTCTTCCTTGCTGTTAGCAGACATAAGCTTACGAAGAATGTCATCTGAGGCATCAGGCGTTAACCCTTGGTCAGTAACATTGTTCATCTTCTTATATGCCGCAGCTTGGGCTGGATCAACAACAGGCTGGTTAGAATCAGTGGCAGTAAAACCAAAAACGTCACCGTTTTCATCAAGCCACTTAGACAAAGACTCTTCAGTTGAGTCTACGTCCGATGGAATGAACTTAGCGATTTTGCTATTCACTCCGCGAGATTCGAGGACATCTTTGATTGATCGTTCTCGTTGTGCTTTGGATACGCCTTCAAATTGAGCCTTAAGCTCTTGAAGTTCTTTATCCTTCTGCTTTGCTGCTTTACGCAGTTGTTTGACTAGATCATTACCGTTATCACTTGTAGTGGTATCGTCTTCGTCATCCTCGTACTCGAAATTGGACATAGTCCATCTCCCATTCATTGTAGTTAGCGCAGGCCACATATAACTCTGGGGATTGTTATATGGCTCCCACTACCGGTCTTAAGTTTCGCTCCTTGAGCGCCGGTTTATCTCAAGGTAGGTCTAGTTAGTATTGGCCTGCTTGACCAAATGTGCCGCCGTAAATTCCTTTATCGCGCCCTAGCGCTCCAACACCTGATGAACCACCAAAGGATGCTTGCTCAAGTAAGGTAAGTTTTTTTCGCTTCTTAGCAGCATCTGCTGCACCTGCTGTATTAAATACTTCTGCTTCTGCTTCAGATTGTCCGTAAGCACCTTGTCCATAAATTGCTGACAGTTCGCTACCACGTGGTGCCATTGCTGCAACATTTGTGTAGCCTTCTTGTGCTTGTGCCTTTGTGACACCAAGACCTGCAAGTTCTTCAGCACGGCTCACACCAGTCATAAGACCTTGAGCACGTGCTGCTCCACCAATCTCAGCTGCTGACACCTTGCGTTGGATATCCTTAAGCGCGTTCTGTGGGTCTAGTACGTAAGCAAGAATGTCGCCGTCACCAATACCTGGGTAATAGGCTTTAAGGGCTTGTGCTACTTCTGGGTTAGCATTGATGACTCGGTCTTTAGCCTGAATCAAACGGTCTTCAAGTTCTACTGCTGACACATCGTTAGCTAGTAGTTTATTAAATCCAGCCTGTGTGCCTAATGAATCCTTAGCGTAGTAAGACGCTGGAAGATCATAATTACGCATAACAGATTGGTACTTATCTTCCTTATCAAGGTATTCGCTTTCGCTAAGGGCAGTCAAGCCTTTAGCAATACGCTCTGCGTTAGCAGAGAAGCGCTTCTTGTAAGCATCAGTCTCGCGTAGGCGAAGGGTGAATTCATCACCGCTAATACCATTCTGTACTAAACCACGTAGTGGTTCTACTAGGGAACCTAATCCATAGTTAGCAAACTCTGCATACATCAAATCAAATGCTGATTGGCTTGCACGCTTTTGTGTGTCAAATGCTGATTGCTTATTACCTAGATACCCAAGGTAAGCAGCGTATGCTTCTGCGTTATCAAACACTGTTCCGTCTGGAGCAACAAGTTTACTAAGAGTACCTGAAGGCAAAGTTGAAGTTTTTACTGTTGATGTAGTTTTATCTACAACACTTGTATCCACTGAAGGTTCTTCTGCTGAAGGTTCTTCTGCTGTTGCTTTTGGCGCTACATAATTTGGAGAAGATGAAATACGTGCTCTTAAACGAGCATCTGATTCAGCAATGTTTGCATTTTCTGCAGCTAAAGCATCCGCTGCGTTTCTTTCAGTTGCTGCTTTACGAGCAGCTGCTGTAGCAGCACGCGCTTCTGCTGGGGTTAAACCTTCATCTGGTGCGATAGCCATTGTTACCCCTGTAGTCCAAAGTCACGAAGGACTTGCATAGTTGCTCCCGCAACTTCTTTGCGAGCCTTCTCGGTGTACTGCCAACGTGGGTCCTGTCGAAGTTCACGTTCAAAATCATAAATAGATTTAGTTCCTACAGCGCCATCCTTCATCGTGTAAGACGAAGCACTGCGAATGTGTGGGTCAAACAAGTCCACAGATGATGCAGGCACTTCAAGGATATCACTCATAGACTGAATATAAGGATCAGCCAAGGTCTTCAAGTTGATTCCATTCTTAATCTTTTCAGATAGTGATGGAAATGCTGTTGCTGCAGATTCACGAATAGTATTAAATACTGTGTCTTCACTTACCGCTTCACCAACGATTTGATTAGCGTAGGTAGTAGCAGCCTCGTCTGATAGACGGATACCATTGTTACCAGCAAAGTTCTTGAGCTTAACAAAGTAATCACCGGCTGGGCCTTCAGGAATGTTGAGAGCATTTACTGGCTGATTTCCACTAAGAACTTGTGTCTTAAGTTTTTCTTCTACCCAATCAGCAGGATCTACTCCTTCTGCTGTCAGGTAGTCAGTACTAATAAGCTGTCCGTTTTTATAGACTGTCTTAACAGTGGTCTTAGACTTTCCATCTTTAGATGTGTACTGCTTACGCAACTCTGGAAGTAAAGCATCAAGCTCTGCCTGGTCTGCGTCACGGCCATAGAACTTCTTAAAAGAAGCGTTAATCTTACTTGCAAGTGCTAGGTCATCTGGAACGCGGGCAGAGGTCTGAGTAGATGTATATGTACCAGACTTAAGTGGCTTTGCTGTAGAACCGTCAGTCTTAGCTTTAGCGGCAAGAGCACGAGCAGCAATAGCTTCTTCTTTGGTCATCAAGCCCATTGATACCGCTAGGTCATACATATCCATTATTTAGATTCCTTTGGTGTAAGGTACTTATCTATTACTAGGTCCTGTGATAAGAAACGGTCATAGACATATGCAAAACCTAATTTGTCATCATCTTTTAATTTCTTTACCATTGCATCGTAAAACATTTTTACATCTTTGTTTGCTTTAGCAGTAATAGACTTTGTCTCACGTGACATCAACTCAGATGCTACGACTTTACGAAATTCCATATAAGCCTTAACAGATTTCCAAGTAGGGTTATCTGCATTTGCTTCAATAAACTTATTCTTTGGATCAAGGATTTTACTTAAACCAAGAACAACTCGGTTAGTTTTAGATCCGTCTGAGTCTAAGTAATCGTCATACCAAGCTGATTGTTCAAGTTGATTAGTGATTGGGTTAAGTACTGGCTTGCCGGTAGCATCAGTCTTGACTGCTAATTTTTGGATAATTAAAGACTTGAAAAATGCAATATCTTCTGCACCCTTTTGCTGGGTAGATGTGAGTCCACGTTCTTTAAGCTGGTTATCAATTACATCCATCAACTGGTTGTACTTAATCCAACCCTTTTCAGCATCAGTTTTCTTCTGAGCTTCAGCTGGGCTTTGTGATGATAGAAACTTTTCTGGAGAATCTGGTGCAATCTTTTTATTATAAAGGTAGTCATAAGAAGCCTGTGAGAATTCATAGCCACTTGGGTCATTAACAATAAGACCAACCAATTTAGGGTCAATCTTTGCAAGTTCTCCTACAAGGCCGTCATATTTCTTGATGTTCTCAATGGCCTGAATAGATGACTGGACGCCTGTTGGATTCTTAGAAAGCGTTGTGGTGAAGTCAAAGAAATCTGGGAAGTCCTGCAAGAACTTAGCATCAGCGTTAATGCCATAGATGCGTCGGTACTCACGAGCCTTGTCAAGATAGAACTTGTAAGGGCTATTGAACTGTGGAGCAAACGGCATAATAAGGTTAGACGCCATACGCATCTTCCAGTAATCCTTAGTCATATCCATAATCTTCTTAGGATTGACTGGACCAAGACCGGCTTCTTTAGCCTTCTGTTGTTCTGTTTCAAAGATTAGTTGATACGAACGAGCAAACTGTGGGTCTGACTGGTTAGCTGCAAGTACTTGTGCTTTCTGCATCCAAGTTGGTAAGAACCCACTGTAAGCGTTCTTAGTAGGACCAAAAGGAAGCGCCCACTTAAATGCTTCTTCTAAAGTAGGCTGACGCTTTACAATTTCAGATACAGGAACTGCAACGTATGGTCCGACTGGGAGCATATCGCTTGCAAAGTTTGGATTGCCTTCATTGAAGATTGCATCCATTCCACCTTGGAAGATAATATCTAGCGATCCCTTTGGGATGCCTACCTCACTTAGTGAATCAAGTCCTGGAATTCTAGTAAGACCCTTTGGCAATGACAGCCACATAATATCGTTTCCAGATGTCTTACCTACTGGAATAGGATTACCTTCGTAATCGGTAACCAATCCAGCACGGTTAGGTGACTGCCAGATATTGTAAGCGCGGTTAACGATTGCTGGGTTAGCAACTGATAACTTAAGCCAAGTCTTGTAAGCGTTCTCTTGTGCAGAGAAGAATGGGCTGATGTACTTCATCGCAGCTGCAAGGTTTGAGCGACGCTCAATGTTAAACAGGATGCCCTTCATCTCACGAAGAGCAATCTTATGAGTAGCCGCCATAATCTTTCCCTGCTCTGCAGCAGTGAGGCGACCATCTTCTTTAAGTCCTGCTGCAATATCTACACGGCGCTGGAGTTCACGACGATATAGGTGTGAGTAAAGAGGATGACGCGCCCAAGCATCTTCAGGCATAGTGCCTAGTAGCTTAAACAATCCGTTGATTGCTTTCTTAATATGCTTATCAGACTTGTTGAAGAAAGCATCTTCAAGCAAGTGACCGTGAATAATAGGCAGGTCTGACGGATCTTTGAATGTTGTGCGAAGGTCTGCTGCAGTAAGGTCACGCAACTTAGAACGAAGTCCTGATTCCACCGGTAGGTAGGTATCATAAAATCCGTTAATGCGAAGTACGTAGTCTTTAGCATCAGATGAGTTAAGGCTCAATCGTTTGCGTAAGTCACGTCCACCTTGAGAACTTACTAGCCAGTTGCTAATCTCATCAATAGACTTACCTTCATCAAGTTGGCGTACAATTTCTGAGTTACCAAACTGTGTTCGCATAGTCTGCGCCCACTGCTCAAAGTAACCTTTGTCTGTTGGGCGAATAGCTTGGATACCTTTTGAAGCAACTGTACGTGCATAGATATCTGAGTTGGTATCAACCATACGTGCAAATGAACTACCGGATGAAGCAATGTTACGGAACATATCTCCAAGAGGACCACCAAAAGCATCATCTAGTATGTATGTTACTCCGTCTGAAGTTGTAACTTCGTATGATCCAGAAGCGATACGCTTCTTAGGAGTCAATTCTGAATTGCGTGCAAGCACTCCTGATAGATGGTCATATACAGCCAACTTCTCTTCACGGAGCAAGCGTGCTGTTGACAGTTCTGTTGCTAAATTAGCATCATCTGGGAACAAAGAAGTTTTCGCTTCTAGCGCTCCAATTTTAGTCTTAAGTTCATCAAGCTCTTTAGTAATCTTAACTGTATCTGTACTGACTTCAGCAAATGTGCGACCAGCATCAATCTTTCGATATCGGTCTATAAATCGTGCTGACTCTTTGTTTGTGTTGTAGACAAAGTTCTTTACTCCAGAACCAAGGTGGCGAAGGCTAGCCATAGACCCGACTGCAGCTGCAATACGCAACTGTGAATCGATAGCGTTACGTTGAGTATATCCAAGACGAAGCAAGGCTCCAGCCTTGAACATATCCTGTATGTAATCAGCGCCGTGCAAAACATAGTCCTTGCCGTTACCAGCAAACTTCTGAATCATTGAACCTTCACGCTTGAGAAGGTTATTAAGTAATGCAAAGTCCATCATTGGCAAATAGTTAGCAGACTGAGACTCTAGTTGAGGAACCTTGATAATCTTTCCATCAACGTCAACCATAAAGCCACGATCTTGAATTGACTTTAATGCTGAGGTGCGAGCACCGCTGTAGTTGTTGTAGATAGTCTCTGCAATATCATCATCTTCGATACCGTTCTTACGAGCAATATCGCGGAAGATTTTGTTTTCTAAATTCATTGTTGCTGCGTAGCGCTCTTCTGGGTTGGCAGCCTTAATATAAGAGTTAAGCATTGCTGCAGATTGTTCAGGTGTATAACCAGCAAGTTTGGTTGCTTGATTTACAGTAGCAATAACTTCCTTGTATGAATCTGCATCATTGAAATCTATTAGTCCTGCTGGACGCTCACCCTGTAACCAAGATACCTTCTGGTACATACGGTGAAATGGAGTAGGTTGAAATATGTCTACCTTTGCAGAGCCAACAGTCTGATCGTAATACTTCATAGCACGAGATTCGGCTACAAAGTTCTCAATTCCAGTAGCAAGTGGGCCGCTGGTTCGTGTTAAAGAACCGCCACCTTCTCCAAGTTGGAACAACTTAGCAAAGTAGTTATCTGCCTGAGCAAGTGCCTTATAGTTTGCTTCTGCTTCTTGAATAACAGCAGGTGTGTCATTAAGAAATGGCAACATACCTGAGCCATCAGGTGCTGAAAAAATCTTGTATTCGTCTACTGCGCTAAGGTCACCACGTGC